TATCAATACCGTCTTGATTTATGTGGCTCACATTAATTTGTGTTGCAGAAACTTGTGTTGCATTGTTCCAAATAACATGTCCATTACCAGGATTTCCTGTTGTTATTGTGGTCTTTGCTTGGTAATCATAATAGTTTACTGATCCACCGTCAGCACCTGTGGCTCCTGTAGGGCCAGTCTGCCCTGTTGGACCAATATCTCCTGTAGGACCAGTAGGACCTGTATCTCCAGTAACGCCTGTTGGTCCTGTAGGACCAGTATCGCCTGTAACTCCTGTAGGTCCAGTAGATCCTGTATCACCAGTGACTCCTGTAGGTCCTGTTGGACCTGTGTCTCCTGTAACTCCTGTTGCTCCTGTAACTCCTGCGTCTCCTGTTACACCTGTAGGTCCTGTGGGACCTGTGTCTCCAGTTACGCCAGTTGATCCAGTTGGACCTATGTCACCAGTTACTCCTGTTGGACCAGTGTCACCAGTTACGCCAGTGGGACCTGTAGGTCCTGTATTGCCAGTTACTCCAGTAGGTCCAGTTTGTCCAGTAGTTCCAGTTTGTCCAGTGGAACCTGTCGCTCCTGTCGCACCAGTAGGACCTGTGGGTCCAGTTGCTCCAGGGAAACCAGGATTCATAACTCTTACTACATTGTTGTTTTCATCAACAGTAACTTGTATACCTAAATTAGGCATTAATTGTTACCTCTGGTCTGACAGTTACCTGACCCATGACTAATCTTTCAATTGTTCCACCAGTAATAATGTCTAAATCATATACATACAATAATGGATCTAATGCTAGTGTTTGCTCATCAGTTGCAAGAAGGTTAATTGTTCCTGTTGGACCATTAATTGTTATTCCGCCATTTTCAGTGGTCAAAGTTAATGCAGCATCTGGTGAACCAAACTTTAAACGCAATTGCATCTTGGCAGTATAGCCAGTTAGGTTAATTGGTATGCCTGCACCATTTTGATATACCATTTGAAGTGTCCATGTAGCACCTTGATCTATTACAAAGTTATATATGCCTGCTGTTGCCATGTTATTCCTTCTCCGTAGCCCAGATTAAAAATCCGCCAAGTGCGATGAAACTAACAGGAGGAAAAATTAAGAATAGGCCATATGACGCTAGGGCAACTCCAACTACTTCAGTCGTTAATGACCAGTCTATGTTTGGCTTCTTTGTTTTCATGTTTCTCCTTATAGTGAATAGTATCTTGCTACAGGCTTTACTGGAACTGGCACTGTTGCACGATCATAAGAAAAGATTGCTGCTACGCAAGCGTCAATCTTCTTTTTGCTGTTTGCTTTTTGAATCATAAGTCCTCTTGAGGAAGTCTTGGTCATAGAGTTTGCTACATGTCTATTTAATGCTTCGTTGCCTGAGTGAGTAAATGAGTTATTCATAACTGCCTCATAAAACTTAGCAGTTGCTGGAACCATTCGTTCTGCAGAGTTTGGATAAGAAACTACTGGCATACCTTCCTCATCAAATAGCATAAAAGTTCTAGAGTATCGTGCAGGATCAAATACTACTTCACGAATGCTGTAGTTTGGATTTCTGTATGCCTCTATTATACACGATTCTACCTCAGCAACGGGTATAAACCAGTTCTGATCTGCATCATCTGGTCTTTCCCAAATGTCTAATATGTCTAAATGAGGCTTTTCTCCACCTAAATACCAGACAACAATTGCTGTTGAGTCTCCATTAAAGGATCCGTCAAAGCCTAAGATAACATCTTCGCCAGGAATTTGCTCTCTATTCTTAAGAGTTAATGCATCCCATGCATCTGTTGGTATCCAAGTCTGAGCAGAGTCAGTCCATAGATTAAGTCTTTTAGTTTTAAATTCAGCCTCTGGAGTCAAGAGCGAAGCAGATTTCATATCTTCTGCAGATAGGATATCTCCATAAGAAGGATTGGCTAAACGCCAGTTGTCTTCATCCTTGTAGTTAAGTTTTTCATCTCCTTGATACCAGGCGAAAAAGAAGGAAGGATCTTCAACCTCACCTTTTGCTAGTTGAACGCCTCTTTGATACATCTGATAACACAGAGATTCTTTACCTGATGAGTCATACTTCGTTCCAGCAGTGGTAATTGCTACAAGCATTGGCTCTAAACGAGCACCCATAGATAGAGACATAGTGTCATACAACTCTCTATTTGGCTGTGAGTGCAACTCGTCAAATGCCACAAATGTAGAGTTCAGACCTTCTTTCGTGAACGCTTCTGACGATAGGGCTCTGTAAACTGTACCTGTTCCTGGATTATAAATAACATCTCTATATGTAGTTAGTACGGCAGATAGTTCTGGTTCTAACTCAATCATTCTCTTTACCGTTTTAAAAATAATCTTAGCCTGGTCTTTATCTGCAGCACATGAATAAATCTGTCCACCGTTTACGCCAAGCAATAACTGCTCTAGGACCAGAGTCGCTAGTAGTGCAGACTTGCCTGCTTTACGAGGAATCCCAATCAAAGCACGGCGATGTTTTAGAAGGCCATTCTCATCTTCTGCATATAAATTAATTAGCAGTTCTTTCTGCCAGGGACGAAGGACTAATTTCTCACCTACATTACCAGCAATTGAATCCTCAGTAATACGACATAATGTTTCAGCAAAATCAATAACATCATATCCACGACTATTAATTCTTTCAAGTGCGGAAATTGGAGAGAGGTATGTTGGAGGCCATGATTGTATTTTATCCATGATCAACCCTTATATGCTAACGAGAGCCTATCCTTTTCAAAATCAATATCTATGATTTCTACTTGTAAATCATGACCAATAGTAAATTGCTCAGGAGTCCATTTGCCCATTTTAGATTGATGGATTAAACCAGATACTAAGCCAAGAGAAACAAATACTCCAAAGTTAGTAATACCTGAAACCTTGCCAGTATGTACTTGGCCTATTGCCAATTTACTAAATTGAATCTTCTTATCTTCCTTCTGATCAAACTCAACAAGTGCTTTTCGTGAGATGACGATATTGCCCTTTGCTCTATCAAATTGAATGATCTTGGCATCTACAATTTGGCCAACATAATTAGCCAGGTCCTCTGATTTATCAACATGGAATTGTGATGCTGGCAAAAATGCTCTTAGGCCAATATCTACTATCATGCCACCTTTGACAATTCTAGTAATTTCACCAGAGACCAATTTGTCTTCTGAATTCCATATGGCCTCAATAGAGTTCCATAGAATTTCAACCTCTGCCTCTTTAGTAGAAAGGACATAGCCTTCGTCATCTAGGCCTATTACAGTAGCCTGTAGAACTTGGCCTATTGAGACGATATCATGAATATCAAATAACCTCTTGGCAGATAGTTCCTTCTTTGAGATATAGCCTTCATTTTTACAGCCAATATCTAGAAGGACTCCTTCACGATCAATCTGTACTACTGTTCCTGTGACAATATCACCAACGAAATACTCTTTCATGGATTCATCTATGGCCTTTAGAAAGTCTTCTAAACTGCCTATATCATTAATTGCTATTTGCTTCACTTGCATCCCCTTGGTTTATGTCTTCTTCTTCAAATATAATCTTAGCACGATTCTGTCTTTTCTCCAATAATTTATCAATTGAAGTTGCTGCTCGTACCTCTGCCACACCTAAACGAGATCTAGAAACTGGATCAAATGCCAGTGAGGTCAGAGCATCTGTAAATGCTTTGTTAATTGCCACATATGCTTTAGCATCTGCAGGCTCTGTAGAAATCATATAACGCTCTCTTGCTGCTTCATTGGCATCAGCCAGGTTTGCTGCATTCTTAACTGACTCAATATCACTAACTGGACTAAGCCAAGTTATAGCGATTCCCCAAGCACGATTCCATAAATCTAATCCAGAGTCTTTGAGATTTTCTGGTGGTGCTGGTATTTCCTTAGCCATAGGCAAATGCGTAATCACATTTAAATCAGGCAAAGGATGATTTCCAGGATTACCCATGAGCCTTTTTAGTTCATTAGGCTTAGGAGGTCTTCCCGCAGTTGGTTGAGCCATTAGTTTATTTTTTCCTTTTCTACGAATTCCTTTTTGCAACATCGTTGACAAAATTTGTCCGAAATGTCCAAATCTGATAATATTGCTATATTATACAGAACAGGGCAGCCAGGGTAAGGAAGTATTATGCGTAAGC